TTATCTTTTCTACTTGCAACACCAATACGAGATAAGGTTTCTCGTATCTTTAAAAAGTCATCTGGTTGTTTGAGTGTTACCTCTAACATATTTTCAGGTGACCAATTTAATTTTTCTTCACTCATTTTTTCCCACCTACTGACACTTTTTTAAGAATAGTGTCTTGTTCTTGTTTTGTTAATATGTCTAAAGCCACTCTTGCTTTTTCGTTGCTATAGCCATAGTATTTTTTGATAGCGTCAAAGTATTTACCTCTATTAGTAGATACCCATTTACTACCAAATCGCCTCATTTTTCTTATACTATTTATTAGAAAATGAAATTGTAGCCGATTAGAAATGCCTGATCTTTGATTCATTTCATTGACAATATAAATCAATTCTTTATGATAAGATAAACATCTATTAACTACGTAGGCAGGATATTTCTTTTCCCAAAATGGGTCTTCTTTATTCTCCATTAAAGGCTCTTTTGTATAGTTTATTGCATTGAGATAATTGCTCAATGAATAAATTTCATTATATTTTTTCTTCATTTTTTTCGTTTTTTGTGTCTGCCCATATACCAATCACCAGGTTCATAATTATATCTTTTACCATGATGACCTCTTATATCTGCATACCACATTCTCAACTTAACTATTATTTTAACAAATATATTATGACTTACTATCATTTTTTAAATTCGCACCTTTGCATTATTTCGGTTAAACAAGCGACAATATTTATCTCGTGGTCTGCAACAAAGGCTGACTTGTATTGATAATCAGCAATAATTAAAACTGCTAATGGTATTGTCTTTGGCACTAAAGATTTATATAATGCCTCATATAGATTTGTAAATAGAGACGCAGGTTCTTTGTCTAGGTTTTGTACAACCCAATGTCTCATTTTACCAAACTCTTTATTCTTTAATAGATTAATTAACTCTTTTGTATGTATTTCTGAAAGAGATACTAGTATGCCTGTATCTATTTTACCTCTTACTGAATACCTTTGTAATTCATTAATTGTTCTTCTAAAGTCTGGATAATGTTTTTGAATTAACTCTGCTAATACTTTCTTATCATATTCTAAATGTTCTTGTTCTAATAGATAACAAAGTCTTTTTAAAAGTGCTGTAGCAGTTTTGACTTTTTGACCATTGTGTATCTCAAAATCAATAACCGTAGTACGACTTTGTAAAGCAGGTAGTATTTTGTTTTTGTAATTACAAGTAAAAATAAATCTACAATTCTTGTAAAATGTTTCTATAAAGTTTCTTAACGCAGGTTGAACTGTCTCAGCATTCATATAATCTGCCTCGTCAAGTATTACAACTTTATGATTTGTACTTTCTTCTAAAGATACTGAAGACGCAAAGTTTTTAATTTGATTTCTTAGCGTATCAATATGACGGCCTTCATCTGAACCATTAATAACTAGATAGTCACAACCTATTTCTTCACATAAAGCTTTTGCAACAGTAGTCTTACCTGTGCCTGCCCTACCTGATAATAATAGATTTGGAATTTCTTTGTTATCTACAAATTTTTGAAAAGTATTTTTAAGGTCTTCACTTAAAATACAATCTTGTATTTTTCTAGGTCTGTATTTTTCAACCCATAAAAAGTCTGACATAATATATTCACCTCTTCTTTCATTATATAAATGTTGCCACTAAAGTCACACGTCTAACACCAGGTTCAGGAAGTATAGCAGTATGCCACCTCATTCCGTCAAACACAACTGCCGTGTCTTCACATGGCTCAATAGTTTCACCTTTTTTAATTTTCTTATCAGGATAAGATTTAAAAGCAGGTAAAACTGGTTTGTCTTTATCATATTTAGTAGTTGAAATTAAAGTATTACCTTTTTTAGTTTTATTGAAATATACTAATAAGACTTTGTGATCTTTTTCAGGATGATCTACGTGCCAATCAGTAATAGGTGCAACACCAGCCTGAGCCATGTTAACACATATTCTTAATGGTTGAACAAAGTCTACCTTCATCTTGTCGGTTATATCTTTCATCAACTCTAAACAAAGTTTAAATCCTTCTTCAGATAATATCTTGCCTTCTCTATCTACAATCTCATTGCCTAGAAAAGGAAACTTATCTGAAGTAGATACAGGAGAATAAAACCAAGGGAATTTAGGATGTAAAACCCTAGACTTTATCTCGTTGTAAGATTTAAATTCTGTTAAGTTTTCTAACTTTACAATACTCATTTGTAAGCCTCTGGCCATCTAGCGTCAAAACTATCAAACTGATTGTATTGATCATCTGTTGTTTGAGGTAGAACTTTACCGTTCTCATCCCTCTCAACATCAGCGTTTTTATCTTCCTCTTCGGGTGTCATTGGGACTTTATTTCTGTCGGTCATTAAAACTCCGAGTCAGTTTCTAAAGCAATCCAATACTCAATATTTATTTTTTTGTTTATGAAATGAGCAATTTTTGCTTTTGATAAAGCAACGTCATAATCACCTGGTATAATTTTTAAATTTTCTGCTTTAATATACGCAGTAAATTCTAAATTAGTTTCGCCAACTGGTAAAGAAGACTCTGGTGCATTACTATTTTTCTTATCTAAAGCAACAATTTCAACTTTACCACCCTTACCTCTAATTGCAATATCAGGTAAAGATAATGTAGCATACTGTCCTTTAATCATATCAAAGTCAGCTTGTTTTAAAGAAAATGCCACTGTCTTATCTGGCATTGTTATATCTTTTGTAGGTGCTACTAAAGTTGATTTTTCAGCAAAAGGATATCTAGTTTTTAAAGATGAAGCGTCATCTGTAATTTTTAGATTTGCTGTGCCGTTAAAATTTAGTTTAGGTTTTACAAACTTTTCAAAGGAACGTAAGAACTCTGGTAAATCATATATACCAAACTCTTGGTTAAACTCCTCATCAATAGTTGCTTTTGCCATAATGTTTTTCATTGTTGACATTGTAGCAAGTTTCTTTCCTGGTTTAAACAGAATATTCTGATTAATGTCGGAAAAGTTTCTCAAAATAGAGATTGTTTTTTCACTTAGTTGCATATTTTATTCTCCTCATAATTTATAGATTCATTATATAATAAAAAAGGCGGGATGTCAATAGTCCCGCCTTTCTATGTAATTGATTATTTAATATCAATTGTTTTCGCTTTTTTATGTTCTGGAATAATTCTTTCCAAAGACACTTTTAAAAGACCATCTTTCAACTCAGCGCCTTTAACTTCAACGTCATCAGCGATTGTAAAAGCTTTAGAGAAGTATCTTTTAGCAATACCCTTATGGATTACTTCACCATCTTTAGTATCTTCCTTCTCTTCGTTTTTAGATTTGATACTTAGTACACCTTGTTCAAGTGTAATCTCAATATCTTTTTTACTATAACCTGCAAGAGCGATCTCAATATCGAACTTGTTTTGTCCTTGTTTTACTAGATTGTAAAACGGAAAAGAACTATTAGGTTGTTTGAAAAAATCGTCTTCAAACATTCTTTCAAAATGGTCGAATACGTTATCAAACCCTACGGTTACTGGTCTTAGTTGATTAAAAATAGAAAGTGCTTTATTTGTCATATATTTTCCTCCTTTTAAAGCAAGTTATTTTACGAGAACCCATTATGGCGTTCTCTAACATATTATATAATAATTATTTATAATATGTCAAGCGCCAGTTTCCTTTTGTCACGGAGTTAAACTGGCAAAGATCACCGTATTTGCGTGGGTACTTTTAGTTAAAAAACAAGGTAGTACCCGACCTATTTACGCCTCTACGAGGTCTTACGAATTGCCTCATAGATATAATATATATACAGACACAAAGTGGCGTAAAACCTATAATCTCTTAACTTTTTTGCCTTTTATAATAACAATACCATTCATATCATCCCACTTTTTTTGTGCAAGATATTGTTTTTTCTTAGCAGCTTTCTTTGCCTCTCTTCTTTTTTCTGAAGGCTTTTGATAGTATTGTCTATCTCTTAGCTCTTTTAAAAGACCGCTCTTTTGAGCTTTTCTTTTCAAAGTCCTAATTGCTTTTTCTACATTATTGTTTCTAACTATTATTGTTGTCAATTATATTACCCCCTCAATTCTATTAGATTTTTTTATATTATACTCAGCACATATCAATCTACCATTATCTAATGTATGTTTACCACCTTTATCTTTAGGTAGTATAGCGTCACCGTGCCATTTAGTATAATCTAAAACTTCTTCAAAAGGTATAGTCTTTTGTGTTGCAGGACATATACCTTTTTGTCTCTCCCACATTATAAACTTTTGATTTTTTGTAAAGTACTTATCAGGATCCTCTTGTTGAATTATCAAACCAGAAGCATATGCCTCTGTTTCTATTTTTGCAAGTAAGTATTCTAATCTCCATGTTCTAAAATGTTCAGGTATTTTTCTGATAGTATCATCAAAAATATATTCTGAATTTTCACCAGGTATAGGATGTGTAGTATCTATATCTGTTTTTTCTTTTACATATTGTTTTAACCATAACTTATAATACTCATCAGGTTTTTCTACTTTAATATTATTTAATTTGTAATTCCAAACTGTCACAAAGTAATCAAACACAGCATTTGGTTGCAAGTGTTGAGTACCTGTTTCAAAGTTTGCCATAACTTGTTTTAATACAGAATTAAAATTACTATCTGATTTAAACAATCTTAAATATGTACATAGATCACCTCTAGTTGTATTATCAAAATATATTTTATCTAATAATACTTTTGAATACTCACCTTTGAAAGCATAACAAGCCATCTTAGCAATATATTCATCACCTTTTAATTCTTGTAT